GGAATAAATAAAACGAATACAGATACAGTAGATACATCAGATATTAGGGGTGAATTAAGAAACACAGGTCAATTTATTCAGATAGCATTAACTCCATCAGTATTTTTATCATATATAAATGCAGAGTTTAATAATGAAGGTTTAATAAAGAATAGTTCTCCAGGTGTATTTGATAACTTTGGTGAATTATTTTTAAATGGTACATGTAATATGGATAATAGTTCAACATTTAATAATAATTCTTGGGGTTTAATCATAAATAATAGTAATACAGATTCATCTGTAATTGATAGTATAACAAACAACTATGGAGGTGTTATAGAAACTGCAATACACTTTACAAATAGAACAGATAATGGTATATACTGGTATAGAGATGGTTACAGAGAGACAGATGATGCACAGGATGAGTATGAGGCAGCTGTAGATGAACTATCAGCACATTTAGGTGTTAATGTTGAGTTAGGAGATTTCAATCAAGATAAAATTAATTATGATAGATGGGTTAAATTAAGAGGAGGTACACCACATACCAATTTAGACAAGATATATGGCGGATGGGCATTAGAAAATAAATACGTACTGATGGATTCATTCTTATTATCAGAGAATTTAACAATTACACCTGGTAATGAGTTAAGAATACAAAAGAATCCAAATACAGACGATACAAATATTTATGGAACAAAACGTCCAAGATTATATATACAAGCAAATACAACATTAACTGTAGATAATACATCAACATTTAGAGTAGTATCAGGTAAAGTTTATAACTATGGTTTAATAGATAATTCAGGTACTATATTAAACAATGCTCATTTAATAAATAATAAGGAGATAAGAAATCAGAATATATTTATGAATCAAACAACACACATAGATTCACAAGCGATATTTGTGAATAATGATAGTATATTAACATCAGGAACATTTACAAATAGTGTAAATACAACAGTTGAAAACAACAGTTACTTTGAGAATAGTGGTATATTACACAATTATGATGAAATAAAGAATGTATTTGGTTCATATTTAGTTAATAAGAATTATTTTACAAATCATGCATCTGGAACAATAACAAATAAGTCAATCGTAAAAGTTATGTCAGACAATGGCACAATAGAGGGTGTAATGGATAATTATGGTAATTATTTAAATAACTATGAGACAATTGTATGGGGTGATTTTATAAATAGAGGAGGTGCATCAAGAGGTCAAGTAACAAATAATTCTATATTTGCAATTAAAGTAGATGGTTATGTAGATAACCAGGGAACATTTGACAATAACTTGTATGGTATTATATCCAACAGTGAAAACGACAATATAATGCAAAATATTACAAACAAATATGGAGGTATAATTGAAAGTCATCAAGCAGAGTTTACTAACTTTGTTGAAGACAATGGTATCAATTTCGTTCATAACTTAGATCCTACTAAATTATTAAAAGCACAAATTAATTCTGGTTTAGAACAAGGTACTTCAAGATTAGCAGAAACCTTAGGAAGAAGTGATTCTACATTAATTAGAGACTGGTACGAATCATGGTACATTGCCAAGATAGCTGGTAACAAGAGAGTAATATTACGAGAAGACTTAAGACCAGATCATAGAAATAATCCATATGTATTACTACATGCTCAAGACTACATTGATGAATATGAACTTAAATTCTACAGAGTATTTATTGAGAAATATGATGAAATACGACCATGGGGATACGATACAGAAAGGAAATTATGGAGATTATTGTTATCAAAAGAACCATTACCGCTCAGTACACCGATTGGGGACTTTGATGAAAGAGTTAAAACATTCTTTACGGGTTTAGCATAAATAGAAAAAACATATGAATAATTATTATTTTGAAATAAAATAATAATTGTTATATATATGACTAGTGTATTAAAATATAAGAATTTAGTTGATGCAACTGTTGTTTGTAGACCATCTAAAACAAATAAGTCTCCATATTTAGTTGATATTAAATTAAAAAATAATAAAATTGATATGTGTCATACACCTGGTTTAGGATTATCAGGATTGATAAAACCTGGTGGAAAAATAAGAGTTATGCCTGCTGAATGTGATAATAAAAAAAGATGTTCTAAATTTACTGTTGAAAAAGTATTAGTTCAAGAAAAAGAAATAAAAAACGGTAAAACATGGCTTGGAGCAAATCCTATTAGAGCTAATTTAATATTATTCAATACTATACAAAAAAAATTATTTAAAAAATTAAAAGATGTTGCAATTACTGATCAAGAATATACAGTAGGTAATAGTAGATTAGATTTCAGAGGAAAAGATAAAAGTGGCAAAGAGGTTTTTATAGAGGTTAAGAATGTTGTTGTTGCAGATTATCACATTTCAACTGCTCCTAGAGATAGAAAGATATTTTACACAGATATAAAGAAGAGTAAATACAAGAGAATTGGAGTATTTCCTGACGGACAGGTTAAGCCTGGGAGTACAATAGTATCACCTAGAGCGTATAAACATTTATTTTCTTTAGAAAAAATTTCAAAAATGAAGAATAAAAGAGCAATATTAATATTTATATTACAAAGGTCTGATTGTACTGGTTTTTTACCTAATTATGTTAAAGATCCAACTTACTCTAATAAATTATATCAGTTAATTGAATCATCAGATGTTGAGGTTTATGTTTTATCATATAAATGGCGTAAGGATAATTTATATTTTAATAAAGAGTTACCAATATTACCGAAAAGTGATAATTATTATTATGGTAAATTAAAGAAAAAATAATAATTATTATATATGCCAAAAGAAAAGAAGCAATTAAAACTAACAGATTGTAAAGGTTGGGCAAAAGTAGAAAGTAAAAAAAATAATCAAAAACCATTTGTTTCATTATTAGACTTACCTTCATTTATACATTTAAATATAGATCAGGTTGAAAGATTAAAGAAACATATTTATGATAAATAATCATTATATTTAAAATTAGATATAATGAAATTGTCACACAATTTATAACATTTGAGAACTATAGATTTTTTAATTTTTTAGTTAGATACAAAGTAGCAACATTGAGGAAGCATCCCCAAGCAATATCAACATAGACAACATCCCATGAATAATCAGAGAATACTGCTTTATTGGTGAAATCAAATACACCGAATGATAATAATCCGAGTAATGTACCATAAAAGAGCGAATCGTTTGCAATATTATTATCTTTAATATTAGGTAACCCAAGATATCTTAATCCTAATACCATACAAATATATGCGAGGACAGCTGCTTTTAGGTTAACTTTCATTTTTTTTTTAGTCATTTTTTTTACAAGTTTGCCAAATAAATTACCCATATATTTACTAATCCAAATATAATCTAAAATTAAAACAATTATTAATATTTTTAAAAGATCTTTCATATATTAATTATTAGAAAAAATAATTAGTATATTTAGTTTATAATAGTTGTTAAGCTTTCATCATCGAGATTAATACTTTTTATACCTTCATCAGTTTGAATAAATACAGAATTATATTTTGTAATTTGCGCAAGTTTATTATCATATAGGACCCATTGATTATCTTTTAATTTAGAGATATGATTAACGGAAGAACCAACACGATCAGGAGAAATAATTCTTCCAAGTTTATGAGATGACAATAATCTAAACAAATTACAATTTTTTTGTAATATAACGTGTCTAGCACCATTATTAGTAGTTAATCGAACATTGTTACTGATATCAAAAAGTTTACGAACTTGACATATTTTACCATCGAAGAGTACAAATTCTCCTGGAGTAAGTTGATTAATATGATGTATTTCATTTCCAATTTTTTCTTTAGTAACTTCTTCACCAATAATAAATTCATTTTGATTTTGAGTAGGTATAGTATAACTTTGTGTAATTTGTTTTACAGAGACTTTAGTTTCTAGTTTACCTAATGTATTTAACATATCTTTAGAGTGATTATTCATATTATATAATAAATTATAAAAAAAAATAGTGAAACAAATTTTCTATAGCTGAATACCGATATATCTTTTAATAAGATGTTTATAATTTCTTTTTAGTAAAAAGAGGAATATAATAAAGAATACAATATATTTTATAGCATTAATATAATTATTTCTAGCTCTAATATAACTAAAATCGAATGATGATATTTTATTATTATTAAGAGCTTGTTCAATAATACATTTAGATGTAAAAGGAGCGAGAACACATCCGACTGCAGATCCTCCCATAATGCTGATTACATTATCATTTTCAGTGTAAAAAGGTAGCATATCAATTGAATACATTCTAGATCCGACTCGAATGCTTTTAATTTTTTTACAATTGTATTTTTTCCAGAATGGTTTATTTTTAACAATATTTTTTATATTATTTATTTCATCTATTTCATTATTATTATTACTTAATTCTTTTTCATATCTTTTAGATCCGACAATCATACCACCTTTAGCAATAAATTGGTTAGGATTATTAATATCTGTATGAATAAACCATCCATCTTCTAGTGAGAAACATTTTTTGGGTGTATCTGCTTCTATTATAACTTTGTAACCTCCAATATTTTCGCATAGATAGTTAAGATTATTATTAGATCCTCTACAATCAAATATTTTATCATATTTATTTTTAAGTTGAGAGATATCGTCATTATTAATTTTTTTGATAATAAGATTAAAAAGATTATTATTTTTCATAGTGTTAATCATTTCATTATGTATATATGGTATATCGATGAAATATTTTTTTTTGCACATTTGATAATTAAGATTATAAGACTTAACTATTTTAAAACTTTCAACAATTGCTTTTTTTTTAAATTTGAAGTAAAACTTATAATTAGCATAAGTAGTAATAGCCCATAAGAGTAGCCATCGATAATTGTAATTATTCATTTTAAAATATATATTTGTAAACCAATTATGCTTAGGCATTTTAATAGCAATCCCGCGTGAATAAATTGAGCTAACGGATTCGAGTTTATTAGTAATCATATCAACTTGATGTCCTTTAGATAATAATTCAAATGCAATATTAATACCAAATGCTCCAGCTCCGATAATACAATATTTCATATATAATATGTAATATTAAAATTTCCAATCTTTATCCACATCCATAGCCCATAAGAATTTATTTTTTAATTTTTCATTAAATGCAACATCAATTTCTAGGTTAGTTTTTTTAAGAAAAGAAACAATAATTCTAGGATCTATATAATTAATTTTAGAAGTTCCTAAAGATACATTTTTTAATTCGATTTTAGAATTTTTAAGAATTTTAATTTTTTTGATTCTGAGGTTAATAATACCGATTCTTTTATTTTTAGATCTGATACTTTTTTTACTAGCTTTTGTTGATAATTCTTTTAATTTTTTGATTTCTCTTTTAAGTTTATTTTTTCTTTTTTGTTGTAATTTAATTCTATCATCAAATTTTTTGAGTTGTTCATCAAAATTTTTACTAACTGCTTTTTGATGATTACATAACATAGCGACTTTTTTATTAGCGAAATTGATTTCATTTTTTAGAAGATTAATTTTATCATCTTTATCGTAATTTTGAAATTTTGCGAAAGATTTATTTAATTCTTTTTGAAAGATATTACTAGCGTTATAAGTTCTAAAGACTTTAGATGTTAATTTTTTCATAAAAGATTGTAGATATTTATTAATAGTATCAGGTGTAGCAAGATCAAATATTTGATCTTTATTATTTTTATTTTGTGTAAAATCTTTAAGATTATTATAGACTGCTTCTGGTACAATAATTTTGTTAACATATCTAACAGAATCTTTACCTAGAAAGTCAAGTTTAATTTTAAAATTATCAAGTAAAGTAATATGTTCAACACGTAAACTTGAAACTCCAACTGTATCAGCTGCATCTTTTCCTTTTTCATTTCCAACTCTTAATGCTAATTTATCGATAATATAGAGAGCAGTTGCTTTTTGTCTATCTTTAAGATCTTTAGAAACTAGAAGTTCTTCATTTGTTTTTTTTATGTTTTTAATTTTTTTTTTAAGTTTACGAGCCAATTCAAATTTATGTAGATCTGATGCAGATTTATAGGAAGAAGAATCAGCGAGCCAAACATATTTAGTTTTACCTTCAATTGAATCTTTCCAAGATGCTAGCCACCAATTATCACGATTATGTACTATTTCTTTCCAGTTTTGTCCTTCAGGTAATTTGGGGACAGGTGCATTTTTTGAAAGATTAAGTGTAACATCTTCTGGTTTTATTCTTTTTTTTATTTTACCAGATAAAGGATGACAACCTCTTCCTAAGAAAATACCAGGCGGTTCAATTCTAAAGTTACCAACAGGTTCTTGTTTTTGATCAACAGTAGCTAATTTATATTTTTCAACAAGTTTTTCGTTTTCTTCTTTAATTTTAAGTTTTTCTTCTTTAGATTTAGAAAGGCGTACTTCTCTTTCTTTTTCAAGATATTTTAGAATTAATGTAAAATCGCAATCATCTAAAGATTTGATAACAGTATCTTTTGGCAATAGTTTGTTCCAGTCATTCCAGAAATTTTTATTAAATACAGGATTTTTAACATATTCAGTTGTAGTATATTTAGCATATAGAGTTGCATATTCTTCAGGAATTGGATCTAAATATATTTTTTCTTTATTATATAGAATTGGAATATTGTGAGGAATATATTGAGGTGGAAAATATACACCTTGATGTATAAATTCTTTCCATTTTTTTTCATATTTACCTCCAATTTGTTTATTTCTAACTTCAATAATATTATAATTTACTTCCATTATAATATTATTAAGATTATTTTAGAGATTATATTTTTCTTTTACTTTTTTTTCTAATTTTAAGTATCTATTTTTTTTAAAGAAGTGGTTAGCTAATTTTATTGAAGCTAAATTATCGGAGGGATAATGAAATCCTGCATATATTCTTGAATCAGCATATTCTTTTGAATATTTCTTTAATTTATCTTTCATTTCTGGAAACTTAATAGATAAATATTTATACCAAAAAATAGCTTGAAATCCATGTCCTGATGGATAAGATGCAGACCATGCTGATTGTGAAATTAATGGAAATAGATCAACCTTATGATATAGAGCTGTTTGAAAAGGTCTTGGTCTATTTATTTCATGTTTAATATTATGTATTACATGACCTAATTCGTTATCCATAGCTAAAAATAAGTCAAAATTTATATTATAACCATGTTTTTTTAAAAAAGTATAAAAATTATATTCATTATTATCATAATAATTAATTTTTTTAATTTGTTTTTTAGTTAATGATTTATTTAATTTTTTAAGATATAATAATTCTTTTTTTACTGCATCAGAACGATGGTCTTGTGGCTTAGGAATAATATTAAGATACTTTTTCCAATTTAGTATAGGATTTTTTAATTTTATAAGATCATTATAATATTTTAGAGAAGGATTTCCATATTTTAATGATTTTGGTATTTTTTTGTTAAATTTAGTTTCATCGTATTTTGGTAATTTTAAAGGTTTAAGTGTCATATATAATAATGCGTGTAAAAAAAAATAAAAAATTATTAATAAAATTATATGTCAGAAGAAAATAATAAAACTCAAAAGCAAATAAATTTAGATGATTTAGAAGTATCTTCTCAAGATATTGCATTAAATTTAATGGCACAATTTTTAGAATTAGCACAAAAAAGAGGTGCTTTTACATTTCAGGAAGCATCAAAAATTTATGATTGCTTAAAGTTTTTTAAACCAACGAATGAAGATCAATTACAAAATAATAAATCAGAAGAATAAATAATTCATAATATAGATTATTTATTAAAAATTATACAGTGGGTTCTGCAATAGCTGGTTCAGCTACAGCTGGTTCAATAGCGGATGCAGTAGTTTGACCACCTGAATTTGTAGAAATATAAAAGTATGCTCCACCACCAATAGCTGCTACTAATAGTATAACCAATATAATTGGTAATATAGGCATTGGTTCGTCAAATCGCCTGTAATATGAATTACCAGCGGCTATTTGATGTCTTTTGTAAGTAGCGTAATTCTTTTTAACAAGTGGTAAATATCTAAGTTCTAGTTGTACATCATTTTTTAGTTTTGCAGCTTGATACAGAGCAAGATATTTAAGATATAATTTATAAAATTTAGGTCCTTCAACAGTACCACAAGATTTTGCGTAAGGTTTTCTAAGATCATCAGTTAGAGTAATTTCAGTTTGAATTGGTTTAGTTCTTTTTAATATATTTTTTGCTCTATTTTTATAAATTTTTGCTTTTCTTGGATTTTTTTCTTTAAATTTTTTAAATAATTTCATATTTTGTTTGTAAATTTTCATTAATTTATCATATTCTTGCTTTTTATCAAATATAACAAATCTTAATCTTCTTTCTGGTATACATGATTTATCTTCAGGTACACATTTTTTCTTAAATTTTTTATATTTTGCTAGAAATGCTTTATATTTTCTTTGGAATGCTAATGCTCTCTTTTTATAATTATTTCCTCTTCTTCTTACATTATTTGCATATCTTCTATATCTATTAGCATAATATCTATATCTATTTGCAATATTTCTATATCTATTTCCAATATGTTTAGCATAATTTGCTTTTCTTAGAAAATTATTAGCCTTCTTTTTAAATCTAGATGCAATTTTTGCAAATTTATTTTTTAAATTTTTATTTTTATCTATATTTTTTAATATATCATTCATTTTTTTGATAACTTTATTAATATTTTTTGAATTATCTTCTAAATTTTTATATGCTTTTACAATATCAGCTCTTTTTGTATTTTTATAAATTTGAATACTTTTGATTGTACCATTAAATTTTTCAGCATCTTTTGTATGATAACCACTACCGATAGTAATAAAACCATCTTTAAATTTTAAATTTAAGACTTCTTGTTTAATTACCTTATTATTCATTATTATAGTTGCTTTTTTAGTTACATTATTGTAATCAAATTCAATTAGGTAGTTTGTATTTTCTTTGAATACAGGTCCTAATATCCATCTTCTACATTGGAATCCTATGAAAATTTTATTTTTAAAAAATCCACCAAATAGTGCATCACAATGCTGTGTTCCTCCAATTAGAAAAATATCTTTATATTTATCACCTGAAGAAAAACTTGATGGAGTTTTAATTTCAGCCCTAATATAAATATTTGTAAATTGAGATGGTTTTATTTTAATAACTTTAGATGGTAATTTATAGGAAGCTGATTTAAGAGAAGATTCTGATTTAGTAATACTTGTGCATGATTTTTTTTCTTTATTTTTAAGAGGTTTAATATCTGGAGTAAACTTAATATGAAAATCTTTCGCATATTGCCAATACATTCTATGTCCCCTCCACCAATGGCTTGGTCGAATATGTAAATATATTTTATCTCCAGCAGAAACCATATTAGAAATATCTATCCAACCTGAGTAATTTCTATAACCACCTCTAGCCGATTTATAAACGATAGTATGATTTTTATTTTTTGTTCTATTATATAATCTAATAATACCAAAAGTATGATTACCCCAACCTTGGTCTTTTATTCTAATATTATAATATATTTTTATTTTCCCATTTTTCATATTACTAGGTATTGTTTTAGTTTCAGTGTTAACATGACCTCTCATATTTGAACTATTAATATTTTTAGGATTAAAGAAATTATTAATAGTAGTAGACGAAGTATTAAAATTAGCAACATTACGTCTTGCTTCATAGCATTTATAAGTTTTATTTTTAGAATTTTTATAAATAATTTCATAGAATTTTTTCCAAGGAAAGTCTTTTAATTTGTAAGTTTTTTGGAAAAGATAATTAAAACTTCCAATATCCCATGTACCACCTTTATTTTTAAATAATTTACTCCAATTTCTTCCTGAATATTTTGGTAATATTCTTGATAATTCTGATTTATCACTAATTGATAATGTATCTTTGTCATTTCTTGAATTTCTAAGACCAACATTATCTTGTTGTAACATAAGTTTTCTAAATTCATTCCATGCAGGTTTATCACTAGTAGGAACTGTTAAAGAAAATTTATTAGTAGCTAGTATAACAGCAGCTCTCATTGACATATGTCTATACCACGATTTTGGATATATTCTAATATATCTAGCAGTAATTGGAATATTAAATAGATTTGTAACTTTTGTATTACGATCCCAATTAGCATGAAATTTATAATTGAAATCTATATCTTTATAAGTTTTATTATCTAAACTGTATTTTGCGGTAAATGATGTAACCCATTGATTATTATTTTTTCTACCTTGTGTTACAACTCCTCCAACTGTTCTAGTTGCTTCTAAATCAATAGTAATATATTGATCAATTCTATTATATCTAGATGACCATGCTTGTACTGAATCAATTGTTGATTTAGAATGTGGTGTTATTTTTAGTTTTTCAGTAGTACGGCATACTGGTTTATTATAACTTCTATAACACCAAGATCTAGTTGATCTACAGTATTTATTTCTTTTATTTCTAGAATTTTTAATTTTAAATTTTTTAGCATTTTTATTAACATTATAAATAATTCTGTTATAATTTCTAGCTCTAGGATCAATATAGTAACTACAACCATAAGGTAAGTTTGCATAACTAACTTTATATTTATATTCATTTTGACTTTTGTATGCTCTATAGTATCTATCTGCATAAGATTTCATTCTATTTGCATATCTTCTGTACCTATTAGCATAATATCTATATCTTCTTCTGTATCTTCTGTATCTATTAGAAAGATACATATATCTTCGATAATATCTCATGTATCTGTTATAATAATATATGTAACGTCTATAATAGTTGTAATATCTACGTGCAAGTCTTTTATTCCCACCTGTTAATCTCTTAACATCTCTAACATTTAAACATTGTTTTTGTGTTAATTTTAATGAACAAGTTTTTGTTGTATCATTTAAAATTTTATGACTAATTGCTCTATCCCAAACAGATGAATAATTACGTTTAGCTTCAGGGGGATTATAAAATTTATAATCATAATCACTAACAATAACTGCAGCACGCATTGACATATGACGATACCAATGTGTTGGATAAATTCTAACATATCTAGCTTTCATGTTAGTTAAAAAGAAATTATTAATTTTTGTGTATCTATCATAATTACCTTTAAAATATCTATTATTATCAACCTTTGACCATTTTTTAAGATCTTTACTTATTAATACTCTGAAATATCTAACCCATTGATTGTAACTATGTCTACCTTGTGTTTGAACACCTATTACATTTCTTACTTTAGATAAATCAATTTGTAACCAATGACCTCTTCTATTGTGTCTAGATGACCACCCGCCTGTACCGATTTTATTATCAATAACTGATTGTCTATGAGCATTATTGAACCAATAACTGCTATATTTTCTATATTTTTCACTAGGATTTACTACTTCATAATAGAATTCAAAAGTTTTCTTATAATTATTAGTGGTAGATTGGAGATATGTTAATTTTTTTGCAATTATATTTTTATTAGGATTAAAATTAACAATATTATTGCTGTTGTTTGTAATTTTATTTAAATCAGTAATATATTTATTTGCAATTTCTCCAAATTTATTATAATTTAGTTTTAATTTATTAAAAGAATTGATTTGGTTATTAATATTATTTTGATAACGTTTTACAAGTCTTAAATTTTTTCTATAATTATTATTTTCACGTTTATATTTATTGTAATTAGCTCCATAAACTCTAAATCGTTGATTTGACATTCTTTGATACCTACTTCTAATATTCATGTATCTTCTTGAATAATTCATATACCTACGATAATATCTAATGGCATCTCTTTTATAATAATACATAAAACGTTTATAATAACCATTATATCTATTAGCATTCCATTTATTATTTGCTGCTAAAATACATTCTTTATTTCCACCTCCTAAACAGAATCTTTTATACCTAATGGAAGCTTTTTGATATCGCACTGAGTAATTTTTATATCTATTAGCGTAATATCGATATCTGTTAGCATAGTTTCTGTATCTGTATGCATATCTCCTTGTCCAATAGTTTCTACTTCTTCTTCTTCTATTATAAATACGCATATAACGTCTATAATATCCCATATACCTTCTGAAATAATTCATATATCTTCTAGCATAATTACGGTATCTTGGTGCTAGCACCAAACAATTTTTTGGATTATATGTAAAATTTTCTATTTTTAATGTTTCTAGTGCTTCATTTATTCCTAAAAAATCACTTCCATCAAATTTGTCATTCTTTTTGAAATCTTCTTCTATTTTATCAAGATTTTTTTTTATTTTTTCTAATTTTGGATCTTTTATTGACATTTTTTCAACTTTAATTGATGATTTTATTTTAGTACTTTTATCAACACTACTGTTACTTGAACTTTCACTAGAAGAATCACTAAATGATTCAGTATCACTACTATCACTAGATAAATCTTTAGTAAATTTTTCTGTAGTAGAATTAATATTAGTTGTAGAAGCTTTATCAGTATTAGTACTAGTATTAGTATTAGTATTAGTATTTTTAGTTGTATTAAAAGTTTCGGTTAATAATGAATTAGTGATTTTATTAGTTGTAGTGTCTGATAAATTATTATTATTAGTAGATAAATGTTCAGTAGATAATTTTTCAGTAGATAAATTTTTTATTGTAGAATAAATTGAATCTACATTATCATTTGTATTCATTATATATATTAATTAAGAAATTATATAATAATTTCTTTATTTATATTTTTATTCTTCTGCAATTGCTGGTGCTCCCATAGTTGCTTCTTCTACTTGTGTACTAATTGCATTTACAACATCAGCTGGTTTCATTGAAAAACAAAAGAAAGCTCCTGCACCAATAACTGCTAATAATACAATTATTACAAATATTAAAAACATGGAGCTTCCACCACTTGAACTACTAACGTGTGGTGGTGATTTTATTACTTGTTTCATATATTTCTTTAATGCATTTCCTGTTTTTCCAAGACTTTGACCTTTTGCTCTTGCATATTGATCTAATATTAAATCTGCTTTTTTCTTAAGAATTTCTGCAACTTCATCATCTTTTGCGATTTTAGCTTGTCTTAATTGTCTAATAACATTTGCGTATTTCTTTAAGAATCTTACAGATTCTGCTTCACCACATCTTTTAGTGTATGGCAATGCTTGTCTTTCTAATCTATCTGCTATTTTTCCATAGTATTTACTTGATCTTAAGCGAGCTCTTGAGTAATTCTTTTGGTTATTAATTACTCTATTTCCATGACGTCTCCACCAACCATTTCTTGGATTTCTCTTTTTGTATTCAGTATAGTATTTAGCATATTGTGCATGATAATCACTATAAGCTTTATAACGTCTTTCATTATATCTTTGTTTTTGTGCAGCTAAAGATTTTTTTCTTGCAATTTTACAAGTTTTATTTGTTTCAGGTATGCACTTTTTTGTTGCTTTCTTATATCTTTCAAGGCGTGTTTTATAATGAAGAAAATAAGAATCTGAATAATTTTTATATCTTCTTGCCATTCTTCTCCAATATGAACTACCACTTCTTCTATATCTATTGTAATATCTTAAATAATTTCTGTAATATCTGTAATAAAGCTTGTAATAATATTTTTCTACTTTTGCTTGTTTACATGCTTCATTACCACCACCTTCACAAGCAACTGCTAATATTTTATATAGATCTTGATACATTTTTCTATACATTGTCCAGATAGCGATTCTATTTAATCTACCTGGAAAAGTATTTTTCCACCAGTTATTAGTTTTTTTGTATTTATTGTAATGATATTTATATTTAGCCATCCAGTTTTTTGTATTTCTGATATATCTTGTATAGTTTCTAATGTAAATTAAATATCTATTTCTTGCTCTACACCAATTTACATCATATCCTTCAATCATTTTTAAATTTTTTCTGTATTCACTATCAACTTTTTTTATAAGTTTGTATGAATTTTCATCTAGTTTTTTACTTCCTTCAGAATAACTCATATCTTCACTTAAGCCTTCACTATCTGAACTATCTATATCTGATGACTCCATTCCTTCAGAACTAGATACAAGTGATTCGGCATCACTTGCCATTTTTTCTAATTCTGTTAAATTTTTTACAGAATCTAATTCTGTATTATCAAATAATTCAGTTTTATTTGCTTTACATTCAGAACAACTTGTCATACTGTAATCATCTGAACCCATTTATATTTATATATTATTACAGAAAATTTATAATATTTATTAAATATTTTTGTACTATTTAAATACTTATTATTTATATATAAAATTACTATGAAAGAAGATTCTAAAGATAAAATAATTAATAATCAAAAACAACAAATTAATAAATTAAAAAGAAAAATAGAAGAACTTGAAGAAGAAGTTGACGAAAATAATAAAAGACAACGCCTTGATTCGGATGATTTTGTTGAAGATGAAAATGTTAAAAAATTAAAAGTAACAATTGATAATATTATTTCTGAATATATTGAAATACTACATACTGAACGAAATAATATCAAACATATTGAAGATAATACTATTATTAATAATTATATTAATTATAGAGAGTCAATTAATACAATTTATTCTAAGCAAAAATATGATTCTTATCTTTTTCAATTAAATGAAAAAATTAATAAATATTATGATGCTGAAAAATGTTTTGATCCAACATATTGGGATAATTTTAAATATATTTTCACTGAATTTTATGATACCAAATGGTTTGGATTTTTATGTAAAAACTTCAAACTGTTTAATATACATTTTACAAGCTTACATAAATTATTTGCACCTGTTTTTAACAAATTTTTTACATTAGATCATGTTAGACAAATTCAAAATGTTGGTGAAAGTCCACTTAAATTATTTATATCATTAATTAAATCTGATGAGCAAATAGAAACAACTGATATTGTTCGTGATTTTAATACATATTATGAAATGATGAAAGTAGAAAATGAACTTGAAAACCCAATATCTATTATTAAAAAAATAAATTTTAAAAATGTTAATCAACTTGAATTAACAGAAGAATATAAAGAATTGTATAAAATTATTACAAAAACTGATAAACATACGAGATACTTTAAAAAAATATTAGGTAGTAGAGGAAGAAAATTCTTAAAATTTGTAAAAAGAAATTCAGATACAGAATTATGTGAAGAATTAAACTTCAAAGTTGAAACTATAGATGATTTATTAAAAATTGATACAAAAAAGAAATATAATTTTAATGTCGAAAAAATTGATTGTATAAGAGAATTATTGATTAAAGTAAAAGGTTTTATTGGTTTAGAAAAAATAAAAAAAGATTTAGTACATAATATAAAATATGTTCTACTTAATTTAAATAATTCAGATCATATGTATCATATGGTTATATGTGGTCCACCTGGAGTAGGTAAAAGTACTATTGGTGAAGTATTAGGAGAAATTTATTGTAAACTTGGATTAATTAATAGTGACAAAGGATATAAATTTGTAAAAGCTAGTCGTACAGATTTAATTGGAGAGTATTTAGGTCAGACTGATAAAAAAACACAAAAAACTATAGATAAAGCGTTAGGTGGTGTATTATTTATTGATGAAGCATATTCTATTGGTTCTACAAGTACAAAAGATATTTATGCTAAAGAATGTCTTGACACATTAAATAGAAATCTTACAGAAAAAATGGGAGAATTTATATGTATTATTGCTGGATATAAGGACGAATTAGAAAATACATTTTTTAGAATTAATCCAGGACTTAAAAGTCGATTTAATACAAATTTTACTATAGATAAATATTCAAGTAAACAGTTGTCTGAAATATTTCAATACATGGTTAATAAAGGAAGATGGAAAGTTTCTAATAAAATTTTAAAAAAATTAGAAACAAAAATTGAAGAAAATCGTGATCAAATTCAATATGAAGGTAGAGATATGGAAAATTTATTTTTATTTTGTAAGAAAGAATATTCTAATAGAATTTTTGGTTCTTTAGAAAAAACAAAAAAAAATATTTCATGGCAAGATATTAATAATTCTTGGGAAAAATTATATAATAAAAAAAATGATAAAGAAGACTTATACAAAAATATGTTTATTTAGATTATAAAAAAATTAGTAAATGATACTTACGATTAGATTTGTAAAATGAAAGTTTTTTAAAACTATCATCTTGCTTATAATACTTAATAAAATTTGTAATATATTTATTAAATTTTCTTGAATCTTTTTCAATATACTCTATTTTTTTTTCTTCTTGTTTTTTTTGTTTTTCTTGTTTTGTTTTAATAACAGAAATTTCTTTTACATTACTTTGATTCCACTTATAATCTATTCCATTTTTTTCTCTTGGATATCTAGTATCTAATATATCTGTAATGTAATAATTATTACATAATATTTCGAATAATTTTGTTTCAATATCTTTTAAATCTATACATGCAACATCTTTTAAATTCCAATAGTCCGGTCCAACTTTAATAGTAAATTTTTTATCAAAATTTTTTTCATTATAAATAATTGGTTTTGCATTATATTCTGTAATTAATACTTTAACTAATTCATTTATTTTTTTATCATTTGGACTTTTAATATCTTTATAATCTCTCTCAAAATTATCGTAACTACTTTTATCAAATCTATTTTTTAAAAGATTTTCTTCATCATCATCTTCACTATCAGATTCACTATCATTAGTATTTAACATAGAAAATTGATTTTTAGTACCACCAATAATATCATCTTTATTTATATCAGATATAGTAATATCATCTTTATTTATATCAGATATAGTAATATCATCCATTTGTAATATATAATAATTATATATTATAAATTAAAGTATTTTAAACGTCATTCCATTATAAGTTGTTTCTAATGATTCTTTTGTTTTGGATAAATAGTCTTCTGCATATTTATGTAGAGATACTAATTCCTCTTTGCATTTTTTATATTCAAGTTTTGCTTTTAAACTTAAATATGTTGTAGAAGCAATTTTATTATCTAATACTAATAATTCATTTACTTTTTTGATAATTGAATCATAATTATCAAAGAAGTGTTTTATAACAACATATTCAAATTCAGGTGGATATAATTTATCTTTAATCATTTTAATAATTGAATAATTAATAGTATGAAATTGTACATAATTATTATACCCGACCATTTTTGGTTCTGCTACTTTACAGTTTTCATATCCTGGTTCATTTCTCAGTGGGTGTTCTCCTAATAAAGATTGAATTGATAATATAACAGATGATAATCGTTGTACAATTGACCAACTTGGTCCACTCCACGTACCTAATATAGATAGACAGACTTTACCAGTTGCATATAAATTTGGATTAAATCTAATTTTTCCATCTGATGTTAAAAAGTTTGCTTTAGGTGGATTAAATGGATAATCGCTTGGGAATTTAAGATCAATGAAGAAATTACCATTATGATATGGTGTTCCTTCTGGTCCAAATATTAATACTTTAACTAAATGAGCATTATCATTACAAATACTAACAAAAGTTAGATCAGGTTTTGTTTCAATATAATGCTTAAAATCACATAATAATCTTTTAATGCTTCTAGTTATTTTTTTTGGATTTTTTTTACTATTTTCAGTAAGTGAGGACATTAGTATTTAAATATTTTAATAAATATTATATTTTTCAATTTTAATCAAAAAGTAGAATACTTGATAATAATTATAAATAAATATATATAATAGATATATATGAGTACAAATTTTACAGGTAAATGTTTAATATACAAAGGTAAGGCAAATTCAGTTGCTCTAGATAGTTTTACACTAGGACAAGGAAATTGGTTAATTAAACCT